AAAGCGCACCAAACGTAGTCGTATATTCGAATTCCCCAGCTTCTGGGATGGGGATTATTACTATTTCAATGCAATAGAAGAAGCAGAAAACGAAGGTAAACACATGGCAGTCCTTAAATGCAGACAAAGAGGTTATAGCTTTAAGGGGGCTAGCATGTTAGTTAGAAACTACGAACTCATACCCGGATCAAAGAATTTCGCTGTAGCGTCTGAGCAGAAGTTTCTTGTAGGAGATGGAATCCTTACGAAAGCCTGGCAAATCATGGACTTTGTAGACAAGAACACGGATTGGTCAAAACAAAGACTCACAGCAACTCGAATGGAGAGAGTTTCAGGTTTCAAGGTAAAAGATGAGTTCGGTAAAGAAACAGAACAAGGTTATCTGTCAGCTATAACAGGTATTACTTTGAAGAATGACCCAGAACGTCTTCGTGGTACTCGTGGTAAACTAGTACTATTTGAAGAGGGAGGTAAGTTCCCTGGACTTGAGACAGCTTGGCAAATTGAACGTCCTGCTGTAGAAACTGACGATGGTATAGCTTTCGGTTTGCTTATAGCATTTGGTACTGGTGGTACAGAAGGTGCAGCATTCGATGGTCTTAAGAATATGTTCTACCATCCAGATGCATTTAATGTACTCAGCTTCCCTAATGTTTGGGATGATAATGCAGAAGCTTCTAAATGCGGCTTCTTCTCTCCTTCATACTGGAATCTAGAAAGTAAAGATGGTCTTTACATGGATAGTGATGGTAACAGTAAGAAGGACGATGCTATTGAAAGATTATTAAACGAAAGAAACAAAGTACGCGAAGGAGGTGCTTCGCAGGAGGCTATAGACAGATTTATATCTGAACGTCCTATGAAACCTGCAGAGGCATGTTTGGAGCTAGGAAAGAATATATTTCCTAAGAAGCTTTTAATGGACCAACTAACTAGAATAAGAACTAATACCAAGCTACAGAACATGAAACATATAGTAGACTTAGCTTGGGATAATGGTCAGGTAAAAGCAACAGAAAAGAAATCTGGCGACATAACTAATTATCCATTAAGAAAAGATGATAAACCAAGAGGATCAGTAGTTATCTGGGAATACCCAATCCCAGACGCTCCCTTTGGATTATACATTGGCGGTTGTCTTACACCAGGTGAGAAAGTCTGGACTTAGCGTGGACTAGTCAACGTTGAAGACGTGGATCTAGGAGATAAACTAGTAAACAAAGACGGTAAATTTGTAGATATAAAGAATATTTAGTTGCGAGATAAAGTAAATGAAAATACATATCGCATAAAACCATATGGTTCATATAGAACTACTAACTTTACTAGCGAGCATCCCATTTGGACAGGAAACAGAGGATTCGTAAAAGCTAGTGAACTTACAAAAGATGACTGGTTAGAAATACCAAACATATACCTTTCAGATAAAGAGAGATACGCATGGACGAGTGACAAGTATGACGATAGGGAGCGAAAGCTTGCATATTTCTACGGATTGTTTACTGGTGACGGCTTTACAAACATAAATAAAAATTCTTACGACATATACATGTCTATCGGGAAAGACGAAAAAGATTTGGCTAGTTTTTATGACAAACTTGTTGAAGAATTATTCGATAGAAAATGTATACACGTTCATTAGAAGACTGAACAAAGCAGACGATTCACTGATAAAGAGTTGGTATAGCAATTAGACTCTTCTGTTGGAATATCTGCATATACAAAACGTGTACCTGGATGGGTTAAGCACGGAAATTACGGAATTAAACTTGCATTCTTACAAGGCTTTCTTGATTCTGACGGATCGGTGTTCAAAGACAGAGGTAAAGTGAGAGTTAATTTTACTAGCGTAAACTTAGAATTGCTAGAAGACATTCAAGATCTTCTGTATGCACTAGAGATTAAGAATTCTATTGTAATACATTAGAAAGAGTATACTAGTAAACACGGAATACACTCTTTACAGTCGTACAGAATAAATATAGCAAAAGAAGACAATTTAAAATTGTCAGAGTTTGCAGTGTATGAAAGTAGAAAAATAAAACTCTTAAAAGAATCTACGCACGCCAATAAAAGTAAAATGAACATTAAGTTCGTCAACAATTGTATATGGCTAAAAGTAGAAGACATCGCAGAAGATGTATATACAGGCACAGTTTACAATTTTGAGTGCGATACACATACATTTGCATGTAGATGTATCATGACTCATAATTGTGACCCGTTAACAGACCGGCGGGTCTAAAATCGAGCAAAAACGGTGAAAATCTAGAACAGACAACACCGTGCTAATCTTACTGATTGCGTAAGGCAGTAAGACAGTGTAACGCGTAGGAGGTGAATAAATATAATCCTCCCAAGAGTGTTCGACGCCAAAAAGGTGATGATGTACGCTGAGCTACATGGGGACATGTAGAAGTACGGATAAAAAGCCGTACGATAACAAATCTGATGACCATGACGAGTCGTTCACTAACTCGTTAGGATCGACGTTTATTTTTAAAAGAGTTAGAGCAGGAGAGGCGTGGAATGACGTGATTGTTGCTGAGTATACAGGTAGACCAGATACTGCAGAAGAATATTATGAAAACGTAAGAATGTTATTGACATTCTATAATGCAAGGCTTTTGTTTGAGAATGAACGTAAGGGTATTTACCCTTACTTCACAAACAAGCATTGTGATTACCTCTTAGCAGATCAGCCAGATAAAATTATTACGGAGATCTTTAAAGATAGTAGAGTGCAGCGCCGTAAAGGCTGCCATATGACAAAATAGATTAGGGCCTATGGAGAAGGATTAATCTTAGAATGGTTAATGGAAGAATATGAACCAGGGCACCTAAATATAGAAAGGATATACAGCGAACCACTCCTAGAAGAGCTTATAAATACAGATGGTGTAAAAAACGTAGACCGTGTAATAGCTCTATGTATGGTTATGATATATAGAGAAGAACTATACTAGGTAAAAGTGTCCGCTGCAAAAGAATAGAATAAACAGGTTGAACTCTTCGAGCTACCTCTGTTTGGCCGTAAATGGTGGGAAGATGAGTAGTTACAAGATGATATACCTCTATTTAGTTTTTAAACATGGTTAGAGTAGAAGACAATTTATACAATTCGAACTTCCCTCAATAGAAGTTGCCATTGAAAAAGAAGACAGAAGAATGGCAGCATGATTGTGTGAACTACATCATAGGAGAGGGCAACGTCGTGTCTGGTGGTATGTCCAAGACACGTTTCGGAGAGATACAAACCTACTACAACCTTTATAATTCAATATTTGATGAAAAAGACTTTAAACGTATCACCAACCCGTTTAAGGTTGAGGATGGCTTTCCTGCAACACCTCAAGACTTCAATATTATCAGGCCTAAGGTAGACCTCCTTATAGGTGAAGAGACAAAGAGGCCTATGAATTTTAGGGTCGTGAGGACATCATAGGAAGCTGCATCAGAGCTTATGGATCAAGAGAAGGAAATGCTCATGCAGTACATAATGGCGTCCATAACATCAAAGATGAGTGAAGAGGAAGCAGCTTAGTTCTAGCAATAGTTACAATCAGGTGAGGTAATGCCTCCTGAAGCTATAGCTAAGTATATGTCTAAGGATTATAAAGACGTTGTAGAGAACACAGCATATCACACACTCGTATACTTACGAGAGAAATTAAACATTGATCATGAGTTCATCAAAGGTTGGAAAGATGCTCTTATCGCAGGTACAGAGATATACTACGTAGGAGTACTTAATGATGAACCATATATGGAGCGTGTAAACCCCATGTTCTTCGCTTACGATCAGTCTCCTGATCTAGAGTTCATAGAAGATGCTTCATGGTGTTGCAGACGCATGAGGATGCCTGTAGCTGAGATATACGATAGGTATTATGATAAGCTTAGTGAGAAAGACTTAAATAAGCTTAATGAGATGCTTACAGGTAGACCATCTAATGACATGGGTGATAAGGATGGCGTAGATAACTTCGGAGGTGGTATACAGATGCATATATACGATAATCCTCTGTATGACCAGAAGACGCGTAGTAGCATTAATGTATGGCATTGCTGCTGGAAGTCATTTAAGAAGATATTCTACGT